AGCAGATTTACAGACAGTCGAAGCATTATGCCAGGCAATAGCAGAGGGTGCATTAGCGTCATCTAAAGTTTTATTTCTTACAAAACCGTCAGGAGTTACAAAAGCAGCAGATTTAGCTAGAGCTGCTAACGGTAGTTTTGTTACTGGTGATCCAAATGACGTATTAGCATTACAAGTCCAGAAAAGTCAGGACATGTCAGTTGCAATGCAGGCAAAACAACAGATAGAAGCAAGATTATCCCAGGCTTTTATGCTTGCTGACATGAGAGATGCAGAAAGAGTTACAGCAGAAGAAGTACGACTCCAGGCATTGCAGATAGAAAACTCTTTGGGTTCGATTTATTCAATTTTAAGTACAGAATTTCAAATACCTTACGTTGCTCGCAAGCTAGACATATTAACTAGAGAAGGCAAAGTGCCAAAGTTACCGTCAGATTTAGTGCAGCCAGTAATAACTGTTGGTTTGTCAGCAGTAGGAAGAGGAAACGATTTAGAACAATTAGTCAGGTTTGTTCAAACACTTGGACAAACTATGGGGCCAGAATCACTGGCAACATACGTCAAACCATCTGAATTAATTAAGCGATTAGCTTATTCAATGGGCATTGACATCGTTGGATTAGTTAAATCTGAGCAAGAGTTAATGCAAGAAATGCAACAGCAACAACAGTTACAACTTGCACAGCAAGCTATGCAATCAGGCATGGCTGATCCACAAAAACTTGCAAATGCGGCACAAATGACGCAAGAAATGCAAGCTCCAACTGAAACACCTACTGAATAACCATGACCGAAACTCCAAACAGCCCACAGATTTCTACACCTGAACAATTAGAAGGTATTGTTGCACCAGGACAAGAAAATTTGCTTGAAGAATTTGTGCAAGAACAGGAAAATGCACAAAATAATCAAAAAATCTTAGGAAAATTTAATTCACAAGAAGATTTAGCAAAGGCATATACAGAATTAGAGAAACGTGTAGGTCAACAACCAGAAAAACAACCAGCAGAACCGTCATCTGTAGAAGAAACAGATGATAATTACACAACTGAAGCTGCATCTGAGCTATATGGCAAAGAATATGTAGATGCTTTGTCTGAAAAAGGTTTAGATATGGCAGATATTATGAAAAGAGCTGATAGCGGAGAAGATATTAGCGAAAACTATGACACATTAGCTGAAGTATTTAATGTGCCGAAGGCTGTTGTAGAAAATTATGTAAATGCTGCACAACAATCACAAGCACCTACTGCTGGATTGACACCTGAAGATGGTGTCGAGGTAAGAAATGCTATTGGTGGTGATGAGGCATTTGCAGAAGTAACGCGATGGGCAGAAAAAAATGTAGATAAAGAAGTGTTAGATCAGTACAACAAAATAGCTGATACAAATAAAGAAGCTGCTACCTGGGCGTTAAAGTTTTTTCAATCACAAATGAAGTCACCTGGATCAGTTGTAGAGCCAAAACTCTACGGTGGTGGAAATGTACCAGCAGAAAATAAATACGAAAGTAAGCAACAGGTGCTTGATGCTATGAATAAAACAAATAGTAAAGGTCAAAGATTATATGACGTTGATGAAGCTTATAGAGATAAAGTTGCAAAAATACTACTCAATTCTGATGTTTTTTAGTATATTTAAGGCAGTTAGCATTTCATGCACCAGGCCCGCTTAGGTGGATAACCTGTCGTTGTTAATGAATTGGGCGAACTAAAAGTTTTTTGTAAATCTAATTTTTTAACCAAATGGCTGTAACACTAAGCCGTCTGGGTCAGATTAAGGGTTCTGCTGCCACCTGGCAAGCTGGTGCCTCTGGTCTTGATACAGACAGAGCGTTAATGCTCAAACTCGGTTCTGCCGAGGTTCTAGATGCTTTTGAAAGAGCTTGCGTTTTCAAGGGTAAAACTAGAGAAAGAAACATAAGAGGAGGCAAATCCGTAGCCTTTCCAATTACAGGTAAGCTAAGCGCGTCCTATCATCAACCAGGGACTGTAATCACTGGTGACGGAAACGATCCTAGTGATTTAAACGAGCGTATCATTAATCTTGACGCATTAATGGTTGCAGACGTTGCGATCCTGGAAGTTGATGAATTAATGTCTTACTTTGACGTTAGACAGATTTATACAACTGAACTAGGTAGAGCTTTAGCTGTTGAGTATGACAAGCGTGTTGCAAGAATGATTTTTGCTGCTGCTTCTAATGCTACTGAGCCTTTAAACAAATCATCTAATAGCGGCAGAACTGGTCAAGGCATAACACTTGGCACTGATTACACTGCATCTGGTGCTACTCGACAGGCAAAAGGTGATGCTCTTGTTAACGCTATCTTTGATGCAAGAGTTGGTTTTGAATCTAAGGACGTAAGCATCACAGATATGTGTGCTGTATTTGGCCCAGAAGATTACTACCTAATTACACAATCATCAAGAGCTATAAACGCTGACTTTGGTGGTAGTGGAACTATTGCTGATGGTCGTACATTGCAAGTTGCTGGTATTCCAATCTTGATGTCTAATCACGTTACACAAGCAAACTATTCATTAGTAGCTGGTGATCATAACTCTGATTACGCACAAAACTTAAGTAAGTGCAAAGGTCTTATCTTTAACAAGGAAGCTGTAGGAGTTGTATCACTACTATCTCCACAACTACAAATGACAGGTGAAGAATTTAGAGTACAGCACCAAGCTGACTTAATGGTTGCTCGTCAAGCATTAGGTATGGGTGTTCTAAGAGCTGAATCTGCATGTAAAGTTGTAATTCCTTAAATTTGGTTTAATATCAAATTGCATACTTTGGTCAACAAAGAGTCAATTACTGGCTCTTTTTTTTTATTCTTGTAGAATGTATTCAACACATGTGTAAATAATTATGGGTATCAGAAATCAATCTGTTACGCAAGGACGTACTACGTTATTAGATGCAGTAAATGTTTTATTAGAAAATATTGGAGAACAGCCTGTAAATAGTTTAGAAACAGAGCAAATAGATGATTCTAAACAAGCAGAAAGAACAATATTAGAATTTCACAAAGAAGGTCAAACAAAAGGTTGGAGTTGGAATACAGAATATCAATATCCTTTTCAAAAAGATTCAGTAACTAAAGAAATAAGTGTTCCAGAAAATATTTTGCAGTTTGCATTAGATCCATATTTATATGCTGGGCGTTATCAATTAAGAGGTCAAAAAATATATGACTTACAAGAAAGAAGATACATAATGGAAGAAACTGTAAACGAAATAAAAGCTGACGTTATTTGGCTACTACCCTGGGATAATGTGCCAGAAGCATATAACCGATGGATAACAATAAGAGCATCCAGAGTATTTTCTGCTCGTGTTTTAGGATCTGATGCTTTATTTAAATACACATCCAAAGATGAACTTGACGCAAAAATAGTTTTAGAACGTGTAGAGCAACAGCAAGAAGTGCCAAATATATTAACTGGTGGTCGTAATTATCTGCCATTTCCTACATACGATCCAGCAATGGGTTTGGCAACAAGAAGGATTGGTACTGCATATAGACTATGAGTTCTTTAACGAGTTATTCAATACCAAATTTAGCCCAGGGCATTAGTCAACAACCTGATGCTCAACGTGACCCTACGCAGGCAGAAATACAAATAAATGGAATGTCATCTATTGTTGAAGGGTTACGCAAAAGAGACTGCAGCCAAACAATTGGATTAGTTTCTAACAGTACTTTTGGTGATTGTTTTATACATAGTATTTTAAGAGACAAAGTAGAGGAATATTTAGCTGTTATTACATCTAGTTCTATAAAAGTTTATGACCTTGATGGTGATGAAAAAACTGTAAACCCTGCAAGTAATGCCTATAACTATTTATCAACAATTACTGATGCAAAAACACAACTAAGAGCCGTTACTATTGCTGACTTTACGTTTATAACAAACACATTGACTGTCCCAGCAATGACAAATGATGTTGCACCTGTAGTTGCAAGGCCAACTGCCCATGAAGCATTGATATGGGTAAGAGCTGCTACTTATGGTCAGACATATAGAGTAAATATAAACGGTACAGAAGTAACGGTACAAACTGCGGTTGCACCTGTTGTTGCCAGTGGCAGCACTGTTACTGAAAACAGAATTAGCTCTGAAGATATAGCAACAAATATAATTAATGGATTTTCGTCTTTATCTGGTGTTAGTTTTGCCAGGAGTGGTGCTGTAATACATGTCACTTCTTCTAGTGCATTAACTATTGCAGTATCTGATGCTAGATCAAACGCTGATATAACTGCAATTTTTGATAAAGTTCAGGCATTTACAGAGCTGCCAACTATAGCTCCTAACAACTACCAAGTAACTATAGAAGGAGATCCTACTAATGCTTTTGACGATTTTCATGTGTCTTTTGCACCAAAAAGCGGAACTTTTGGAGAAGGTACTTGGAGCGAAACAGTTAAACCTGGAGATAAATACAAAATAGACATAAATACAATGCCGCATTTATTAGTGGCGTTACCAGACGGTACTTTTTTCTTTGGCCCTGCAAATGGTTCTACTCAATCAGGAACAATAAATGGTGCTGCCTGGGAAGTTAAAATTCCTAGTTGGGGTCAACGTATTGCTGGTGATACGGAAACAGCACCTGATCCTAGTTTTATAGGTAATCCTATAAATGACATTTTTATTTATAAAAATAGGCTTGGATTTCTAGCTGATGAAAATGTAATTTTATCTAGAGTTAGATCATTATTTGATTTTTTTCCAGAAACAGTTACTGCTGTTTTAGATAGTGACCCGATAGATGTAGTTGCAAGTAACAACAGGGTAAGTATTTTAAAATATGCTGTTCCGTACCAGGATGAATTAATTTTATTTAGCTC